TTGTCAGAATAATGACCTAAAAACGATGAATCAATTGCTAAAAGAATCATTTTCCCGTCTTTCGTTGCTGGTAAAGGTAAATTATAAAAACTCCACATGGTTAATGTTGTGGACAAGGCATATTTCTTTGTGTAGTTACCTGCATGTACCTTCAATAAAGCGTTAATGTTTGCTGTAAGAGGATTCACATAGTCATTTTCATTAATTCTTACTACATGATTGCACCATGATTTGCCTTTATGTAAAGCAAGGTCAATTCCGATTGCCTTCCGTTTATCTTCTTTATCTGCAACGAATATGTTTTTAAAATCATAAAAGTAATTAATTTCATTTTCTTTTACATATTTTTCAATAGCACAACCTACAAGTGAATCTAAATCATCAGTAAGAATAAGTGTATTTTGTCCTTTTGTATAATCTGAACACCAAGCAGGGAATTTCTCTCTCAATTCTTTCTTCATATAGTACAGTGAAGAGAAGAGAACACTCCCGCATCCTTTTAGAAAAAACTCAAAATAAATATTGATTTTTTCGTCAATCCCTTTTACAACCCTTCATATTGAAGGGCTGCTTTCCTCCTTTTACTCCAAAGAAAATTTTTGTTTTTTGAAGTAAAAGGAGGCGGTCATGACGTGTTCCGTACTTTCTTCACTTTTTCACCTCCATTTTCTTTTGGAGTGGGTTATGCTCACTCTTTTTTTGTTTTATTTTTGGTCGATATATTCTCTATATTTTTCAATTTTCTCTTTCTTCATGCCACATTCGCCCCGTTCGTATCTCGAAAGAAGAGATTGCGAGCATTGTAGATATTCACTTAATTCTTTTTGTGAAATTCTCTTTTTTCTGCGTTTGAGCAAATACTCATCACGCATGTTCATTTTCTTTCACACCTTTCTTCAAAAATATGAGTAATTTTTTTCATAAAAAAGGGACACAAGCATTAAGCAAGTGCCCCTTTTTTGTTCTATGTATTTAATTAAACAACTGTAACAACTGCAACGGCTTTCGGGCTAGCAACTTTCAATGTTGCTTCAGCAATGACTTGTCCTTTTACGCTGTCGCCCGTTTTTGCCAACGGCTCGAATGCTGGCTCACGCAAATATACAAGATTAATATATGCATCGTTAAATACAACCATTTTATTTGCTGGAACATGTTTAGATAAAATGAGATTCAATGTACCGTAATTTGTTTCAATGCTATCAACAACAAGACCGAAATTCGTTGTTTTGTGTTGGTATGAATAACGGTCTTTATAAATTGCGTCAATTTGTTCTTTTAGATCGGCATTTACTAATGCATAATATTGACCTTCTGCGAGGTCTTGATTCCAAAGATTGCGCATCGCCTGTTTAATGTGATCCTCCGTAACTTTACCCTTCACACTAACTGCGTTTGCTGAATCTGCAAATGCAATTAATCCTGCCATCTGACGTTTGAACGGAGCAGTAGAGCCATCATTTTTAATACCGTTGATTAATTTTTTCTCTATATTAATTTTCAATTCGAGTAAACGGTCATTTACTTCGCTCGCAAATTGATTTGATTGCATAGCGATAGCAGTACCCGAAACACTCACGCCTTTTTTGAAAATTTCAAGCACATTGTTGAGTTCTCTGCGTCCACTTTCAGTAAATTTGAAAGTGTCTTCGCCTTCAACTGCTGAAATATCTTCGTCATGAACAAGAGAACGTTCACGCCACGTATACATAGTTGACGTTGCTTTTTCAATTCCTTTAGAAAGAAGCAAAGAAGTAAGAGGCGTATATTCTACCCCAACCACCGCAATTTCTTTAGAAAGATTTACAAGTTCTGCATTTGTAAAGTTAGTAGATTTAAACATATTACATCATCCCCCTATTTTTTATTATTGGAATAATTTAGATAATTTAACTGCGATCATGCCAGTCGCATTTTTTTCTTTTTCATATTTTGAATATTCATCTGTTTTGGCATGGTCAGCAGGGATATAGCCAGTTTGGATTTTAATTTCGTTTACAATTTGACTCAATTTCTTTACGACATCTTTTAATTCATCTTCATTAGAAACTTTCACAATGTCAGCAAATTTTTCCAAACCATTTTCTTTAAGTGTTAATTGCACTTCTTTTTGCCACAATTCATTTTGTTTTGTTTCAATCTCTTTTTGTTTTTCTGCTTCATTAGCAAGTGTTTGCTCCATTTTTTCCATCTTTGCAACAAGTTCAAGATATGTTTTCATATCGACTGTTTGTTGTTGGTCTTGTTGTTGAGTTTGATCTTGAGTTTGAGTAACTTTTTCATCAGACATAATATCTACCTCCATTTTCATTTTGAAAATTCAATTTTTACCTTTCCTCTGGAAAGGATAGGTTTTTCGTTATACAACCCTTGAAACTCAAAAATAATTTCTTGTTTGTCATTGGGTAATACATAATCATAAAAATAGACACCATTTTCTTTATTGATGTCTGTAAGAGTAATTTGTTTAATTTGTTGTATATTGGAATCATATATCGTCAACTTCACGTCAGCAGGATCAATTAACTGCCCATCAAACGTGCGAAAATGACATTTTAATCTAACTGTATCCCCTGCAAGTGCCATCATATCACCTCCACAACGGAAGGATTTTCGATTGCGTATGTATTTGAAAGATTTTCTTCATGATGAGCATAAGCATATATTTTCAATATTTCTTTTTTCGTCTGACAAGAAATATTTTCTTTTTTCGTCTGATTTGTCTGATAAGAAATATTTGTATGAATCGGCTCTACAAAAACAGAAATATTTCTATCTTCATTTTTTGTATGCGTTTGTTTTCGCCCTATAACCGTTTCAAAATGAACAGGTAATATAAAACTATTCACCGACACAAATTCACGTCTATGACGAGATATGTGCGTCTGAACGTGCTTTGCATATGAAGTAACTTCCCGACTTTCTTTTTTCGCTTGTGTTTGCAACTGCACAGAAGATGAAATATGCTTTACATATGATACAGTTTCCCGATTTTTCTTTTTGGATTGTGTGCTTCTATCAGAAACTATTTTTTTAACACGTGATTTCATAAAAAATCACCTTATTGTTGCGGCACTTGGATTTTAACGCTCAATTTCAACTCATCTTGTGCAGTTTTAAAAGTGAAGGGCGTAAATGTTTCTTCTGTCATGATTCTATTATGAGTATCTAATACTTGAACTTTTGTTACAGATGAATGAATAGAAACATCAGCACCAGTTAGAGTTAATGAAATTTCAAGTGTTGGATTTGATTCGATTTTGACTTGTTCATACATCGGCTCTCCGAAGTCATTATAGCCCGTTACCCTTTGTTCTGTTGTTCTTGTATGTGTCCATTTCGCTTTAGTGCTGCCATCAATCGTTGTTGAGAAAATTTGATTATCAGAAGGATCTTTAAGTACAACCTTTTTCCAATTTTGTACGATATGCTCACGAATAGAAACATATCCATTTGCCGTAATTTCAGCCATTCATCGACACCTCCATTTTTTCAATTTTTTGTTCTAATCGTTCGATTGCTTGAACGATACGCTCTTGTGCTTCATTTTGTTTCTCAATTTGTGCAAGAAGTTTTTCTTCACGCTGTTTGGATTCTTTTCTCGTATCGACTAGCAACCAAACGAAAAGAAGCGCAAATACACCGTTTGAAACAAAATGTTCAATCGGAATAGATGAAATGTCCATTTTGTCAACGCCTCCTTTCACAAAAAGTAAAAAATATGAGAAAAAATAAAACAAAAAAAGAGTGAGCATAACCCACTCTAAAAGAAAATGGAGGCGAAAAAATGAAACAAGAGTTAATTAAATATGACAAAAGTCGTATTGTTGAAGGAGATACCCTTCATTCGTTGTCGATTGAATCGGCAACCAATGAAAAATATCTCTTCATAAATAGTGATATTTTTTAATAAATATATCAA